TTCCCTTCATTTGAATTTTTCTGTCAAGTGATGGACCAATGTACACAGAATTATGAATGTTTAGTGATTGATAATACTAGTCAAAGTAATAAGTTAGAAGATTCTATTTATTGGTACAAGGCAAACTTACATGGAGATTTCCGAATTGGTGCTCCCGAGTTTTGGCAACATTCCGCAAACTATCAAAAGAATCAGTCTGAAGAATATGACCCGAATGCTGCTAAGAAATTAAAGGGACCGCAAATACAAATCAGAAAGGTATAGTTATAATAGATGGTTAAACCAACAATTACAGATTTTATTGTATTAATAGTATTTGGAGTTGCTCTTTTAGTTGCTGATCGTTATTTACGCATAGAAGGATTTTCAGATATGCCTTGTGGTGTATATAAATTAGGGTTAGAACCTCGTCCATCATGTAATTCTGAGCTACGTTGTATAAATGGATTTTGTGGCTCTGATGCTCCTTCTAGACTAAAACCAAATATGCTTCCGGTTTTTCCTTAACTTATATAGATGGCTCGTGTAACTAAATCGCCCGCAGTTTTAGTATTAGTTTTACTTGTGATAAGTGCTGTTTCTGCTTATTATATCTTTAGTACATATGATGGATTTCGTAATTTAGACTGTAAAGGCGTAACATGTCCTGAAGGTCAGTTTTGCCAATCAAATACTTGCCATCCTATATACCCTCCTAATTCTCAAGTACCCGCTTAAAATATTTTAATTTGAATGAAAATCATTCAACTATAAAATAACTACTCTTTCTTTTCCATCTTGCGCTGAAGTGCTAAGTCAGCATCACCAAATACACTTTCAACAGAATTTTCTAAGTGATTATTTGGATTTACTTTACGATTTGCGCGTTTTTCACGATAGAATTCTTCACGAGATTCTTCATTTTCTTTATACTTCTTCATTAATACATTAAGTTCTTCTTCCGCATATACTTGGTCCTTAATACGAGATGGTTCAGGGTCCCAAGGTAACCATTTACCTACTTCCGCAGAATAAATATTATGAATTGGGTCTTGTTTACGAAGAGTACGGGAACGCTTTTCCGCTTCTTCAGCACTACCATACACCCCACGAATCTTCAGGCCGCGGACAGAAGTACGGAAATCGTTTAGTTTATAATATTCATCTTCAAGTCTCTCTTGATTTGTGAACATGTAAGTATCATATTTCTCCTTTAGTGTATCATATTTTAGTTCGTTCACATTTTTCTTTACAAACTGCTCAAGAGAATCTAATACGCTGTCTACACGAAGTTTCGCATTCCGGCAACTAATAGCAACACCACTTAAATCTTGCTTTTCGAACTCTACAGCATGAGATTCTAGTGTATCATTTAGATTTTGAACCGTTTTCGCAAGAAACTCTTCGACAAGTTTTGTTTTCACACTTACTTCAAACCCAGAAAGAAACTGTTCAAAAAAGTATATTTCTTTCTTTTTTAGTACATTTTCCGGTGAAAGAAAACTTAGAAGGCACCACTTTTGACCAGAAATAGGAGGGTCCTCATTTAAAAAATCTTCACGCTCTTCGGATGCCATATTATACTTTTAACAAATACAAAATCTTTAAGCAATATAGAAATGACTGTTGCTGTTGAGGTTGTGAATCGTGTTATTAAATATTTAGTAGAAGGTTTAGCCATTGCTGCCGTCGCTATTTTCATTCCTAAGAAGGCGCTCGACCTAGCGGATGTTGCTGCGTTAGGTGTAACTGCGGCGGTTGTATTTGCTCTCTTAGATTTAGTCTCTCCTTCCATTGCCTTTACGGCGAGACAAGGTGCGGGCTTCGGTATTGGTGCGAACTTAGTTGGCTTCCCTGGCGCCAAGTATTAAGTATGAATAGATGAGTAAAAGAATATTAATACTAATAATTGTATTGGTAGTATTAAGTGTTTTAGCTGTTACACAATTTGAAGGATTCGGCGCAACTTCACCCGGTACAATGGTACAATTAGTATCATCACATGTTCCTACACAAGAAGATGTAGAATATTATACAAAAGTGTATCCTAAAGTTGTACGCCGTGAAATTAGTGATATGACTGGTAGCGATCCTGGTGATATCGCATTATATCCTTTCTAATAATTAGGTTATGAAAAAAAAATATAAAACAATACTAATTATATTAGTTATAAGTATTATTTTATTATTGTATTATTTGAATCAAAGTTCTAATGAAGAATTTAAAGAACAAACTTATGAATTACCAAAAATTGTTTGGTCTTATTGGAATTCTGATAGTTTACCAGAACAAATAAAACTTATTTATGAAAATAATAAAAAAATTCTAAATGGATGGGAATATATACTATTAAATGATTCAAATAAATATGAATATATAGATATTGATGATGATACATCGATAAAAAATTTATCTCCAGAACACTATGCTGATTGGATTCGATTATATTTATTAAAAAAATATGGAGGTGTTTGGATGGATATAAGTATACTATTAAATGAAAATTTTGATAGATTGCGAAATAAAAGCTTAGAAATAAAATCAGAATTAACTGGATTTGATAGTCCAATTCATGAAGATAATTCAATAGATTTACCTGTTGTTGAAAATTCTTTTATAATGGCGCCAAAAAATAGTAATCTTATTTCATTATGGTATGATGAATATATGAAAGCAATTAAACAAGGATTTAAGGAATATAAAATGGAACAAATACAAAATGGTGTTAATTATCAGAATATTTTTGGAAAAGGAAATGACAATGAAGTCTATTTAACACAGCATGGTTGCTTACAAGTAGTATTTCAAAAAAGATTAACTACTTTACCAAGAATGTATTTAGAATCAACAAATAAATCAATGTATAAGATTCATTATGAATGTTCATGGGATAAAAAATGTTTACAAGAAAAAATAAATGATACATCTTATTCAAAAAAAATACCATATATTAAACTACGTGGAATTGATAGAAAAGATTTAGATTTAACTAAATATTTTCAAAATTAGATCGAACGTATATACTGCCATTTCAAATCTTTACAAATTAGCTCCCAAATCTTATCTTGATTATATAGTTTATCACGATTTTTTAGTAGTGGAAAACATGGTAAATACTCATCTAACTCTAATAATTCACAAAACTTATAAAGTACATATGAATAAGATAAGAAATTATTGCGCCCAGAAGGACAATGTTTTACAAAGCTAGGTTGTATTTCCTTAAACATATAACGTAACTTTTCTTCAACTTCACGACTCATAATAGGGGCATTTTGACCATTGAGTCTATTAATAATATGAGGCACATGTTCATAATATTTATTTTGCTTTAACTTTTTAAGAATTTCACGAATCTTTGTTTGTTTAATATTTCGTGTATCTAAAATACGCTCTTTTTTGAGTTCCATTAATATCATATCAAATACTTCTGGTGGAATTTCAGTAGATTCTTTTGCTTGGAATTGAGCCAACCATTCATTAAAATGATTAATACGTTTATATGCGTAATAAGAAACTTCACGTGGTGGGTCCTTATAAGAAGGTTTATCAGAATCAATTAATATAAATTCTTGATGACCACATTCTTTACAAGTAAAAACAGCTTCATTTGGTGAAAAGAACATTTCTTTTTCACATGATGGACATTCTCCATAACTATCATCAGAAATATATTTCGATGAGCGAACAGAATCTGGATGAACTTTTTTCATATAATCATCTAGCAGTTTATCACGAGATACATTATTCTTTTCATCCACATTTATATTTTCTTCATATACTCCTTCATCACGTGCTGCCTTTTCTAATACATCAAAAATAGCACCAATCTTCTTTTTATTCGCGCCATTATTTAAAATTTTTCCTTCTTGAATCTTTTCTTGAATATCATAATATTTATAAAGAATTTCTCCAGTATTTAAATAATAATCTAAAAATTCGTTCTTATTATTACGTGTATTTATTTCAGCATTCAAATATTTTAATCTATTTTCAATTTGATCGCATTCAATTGTATCTGTTACATCAACCAATTTATTTTCTAATTCATTCATTTCATTTATTAAAGTTTGTAATTCATTTTCATTTTCATTCATTTGTTGAAGTTGTAATTTGTGAAGCGTATCAAGTGTTGTTTTTGAACGATTTCCTAATGAATCTTGTATAGAAGGTTTCTTAATCATATTCATTAATGTATAATTTCTTTTAGGTTAAAAAGTTTCTCTCCCGGCATGATTCTCTGCGTTTTGCCAAATTTTTTTTCTAAATCAAGGGTATAGAAAATGACAGGCGGTGGTTTAATGCAGCTCGTAGCGTATGGCGCCCAAGATGTCTACCTCACTGGTAGCCCCCAGATTACCTTCTTCAAGCAGGTGTACCGTCGCCACACCAACTTTGCCATGGAATCTATTGAGAACCCTTTCAATGGCTCCCCTGGCTTTGGCAAGCGTGTGACATGCACAATCCAGCGCAACGGTGATTTAATTCACCGCATCTACCTCCAGGCCACACTGCCCCGTGTGACCCTGCAGGCCTCTGATGGCTCTGGTGCCCAGTTCCGCTGGCTGAACTGGGTTGGCCACAATCTGATCAAGAGTGTTGAACTCGAAATCGGTGGTCAACGCATTGACAAGCACTATGGCATTTGGCTGCACATCTGGAATGAGCTCACCCAAGAGGCCGGCAAACAGGGTGGTTATGCCAAGATGGTTGGTAACGTCGCCGTGCTGACCAACTTACTGGTCCAAGGTGGCGAAGGCTGCGATGATGACTGCGCTGGCGGTGAACCCAACACATCCAACGAGGTGTTCAACTGCGCCCCTGACTACACACTGTACATTCC